CAGGAAAAGCACTCCTTTATTTCGTCGTGAATAGTTAATATTCCTAACGTCTCTTTCCCTGTATCTACTAATCTATTTAAAACTACCTTCATTTGTCTTTTATTAAACTTATCATCGCTTGAATCCAATCCTTGAAAAAGTTTCTCATAGCTACCACTTTACTTTATCTGCCCAATAAGCTGCCGACATTTTGCCTTTAGCAATATTCTTTCCGTGGCGAGCCTTAAATGATTTACGTTTAGCTTTCATTTTATCGGACTCGCCTTTCTTTGGTTCTCCTGCAGTGCTTGCGCCTTGCTCTCCAAACCTAATAGTCTTTATTTTATCCCCTTCTTTAGCAACCACCACGTGTGATTTCTTAGGATGGCTAGGGGTTCGCTTAGGCTTGTTGAAACCTGAAACTCCTGCCTTATCTAGTCTTGAATCTTTCTTAGCCATATTAACCTGTAAATCCTGATGAATACTTTGAATACTGAAAACCTAAAGTAACTCTAAGTGTTTCGTTTCCCGAACCTCCGTGACCTGTATTTCTTATAAACGCAAATATCTTTTTACCTTGAGGTATTACTACACTAGGCGACGCTGACCCTACGAAGGGGTATGAAGTCGCTGCCGACGCTAATGTTACTGTAGGTACTGTGCATAAAAAAACAGGGTTTTGAAGAGTCCCGAATGAGGGGTTGTCGTTGTCGTAGTAATAAAGCACTATATCCACATCCCCTGTAGCCGATGTATTAAGAACCGAACCAAAGACTTTAAAGTTTCTCATTTCAAAGGGAACGTCAACCCCCATATTACTGTAAAGCCCCGTCATAGAGTAGGGAGTTGTGCTGTTTATCGCAGCCTGAGTACTGTATTGACTCCAACTAGTACTAGACCAACCCGATGATTGACTTCCAAAATACCATCTATTAGCAGCCCCTGTATTCATAAAAAAAGAAGTGTGCATTAGTATAGCAAAAGTCTTGTCATCAGACAAAACAGAAACAGACTTAACTAAAGCGTGTAAAAAAGCTCTTAGATTCTCTAACTTAACACCGCCTTTTACGTTAGTTTTAAAGTTTTCTTCTATAAAAAAAAGCAAGTTGTCTCTATCAACAAGTTCATTTGCCGTTACAGCAGCATTGTCATTGCTTCTTGACTGCGCGTTAAACTTTAGAGCGTAACTCGCAGCTTGGTCTGTATAATCAGGAGTATTAGGCATGTTATTCTTTCCCTTTAATTAGTAATTGATACATTCTAACAGAAGTATACGCGACAGCTAGAACAAGAGATAACATTCGCAATCCTTGTTCAACTTCAGCCATTGTAGAGAGCATTACTGCTCCCCCATTTACTGCGGTAATTTCTATAGAGTCTTTTATTTTAGCTATAGTATCGTTCATCCTTCTTTTTTATGGAGCTGTATCTATTAAATTTACTTCCGTAAGCTAAAATACCCCCTAGTCTTACTACGTTATCCCCATTTGTGTGCATGTCATTTTGAGAAGACTCATACTCAGGATAAACCCCTACGTTATCGGTGTCATCCAACCACTCCATCATGTCTTTTAAAAGTATCTCAGCCTTTCTGAAAGTATCATCTTTAAGGATGGCTAATTCAGAAGAATCAGCAGGGTCACTCCAATCGTCATCATTAGTAACTACTCCTGAAGCCGTTGTGTTGTATTGCATGTCATTTAGAACTTCGTACTTAACGTAAAAAGCTAGACAGGGTAATATATAGTTTTTCAAGAGCGTCGTCTCGACAGCTTCTAAACTTCCTTCGTGATGCTTTTTCCTTAACTCTCCCCAAAAATAATCTCCTAAGTGAGGTTTAAGGTGTGTTAATTCAGCTATAAGGACTATGTTATCATCAATTATAGAAGAATCCATATGGACGTTAGTCATAGCTTTTGAAACCACTTCGCTAGCAGATATAAGGTTGCTGTATTGTCTATAGTCTGTCTTTGCCATCGTCTTTACCTTTTAAGTCTTCTAAATAAATATCTTCCAAATCTGGGCGCTCTTCTAAACCTATCAATGCACGAAGCTCGTTTACGTCAGCTATTTTAGTAATGTCAATGTCCGCAGCAAAACCTATAGGGGATTCGAATTGAACCTCTAAAGATGAAGCGTCAGTTTTCAAGACCTTACCTAAAGCGTCACGCATAGGCTTAAACACTTGCTCTATAGTATCTTGAATAACTGTTCTCATAACTAAATCGTAAGAAATTCTAATCTCACTACCTGTGTTATTCATTTTACCACTAGAAACAATACCTGAAAGAGCAGGTTGCCACCTGTGAGCTGTAACTATATTATTACGGGTAAGTTCTTGGTATTCCATGAAACTACCGTCTTTGTCATCTTTAAGTATCTGAACATTAGCCCCTCCACCTGAGCCGCCTCCGTCTTTAACTAAGAATAATATCTTACCGTTATTACCTTCTCCCGTTAGTTTGTCTTGAGCTAAAGAAATTAATTCTTCTGCCTCATCGTCACTCATAGAGCCGTCTATCTCAACGATAGCTGAAGGCATAAAACCATTCTCAAATTTAGAGCGATTGTATTTTTGTATAAGATAATCTATCTCTATAGAACCACTTTCAGCAGCGGCTATATAATCAGGAATACCATATCTTTGGAATCCACTCTCGTAATCCTTAAACATAAGAACAGAACGCCCATTCTTAAAGTTAGGGAACATAGGTATCTTGCGAACTTCTTTATCCTTAACGTCATAATGTGACCAATCAGGATTAACATAAACTGAATCCATGTTCTTACCTACACGAACCATCGTTGAGTCAATGTGATACATATTGCATCCACCTTCGTATTCAACAAATTCAATATAGGAGTTTCCGAATGTGTAGAAATCATCTACAACCAACCTAAAAAGGTTTCTTAAAGACTGACCTGAAGGGTTAACCTCCTTTAAGTAGTCGTTTAATTTTGCGTTTATAGTAGTTATCTTACTACCCGCTGTGTAAGTAGCCTTTTGAGAAAGGATAGCTCTGTGCGTACTTGATTTTCTTTTTAACTCAGCAAGATATTGAGGAAACAAATTATCATCCCCAAACTTATAAAACTCTTTTGAGGTAATATTATGCTGTCTCTCTAATATATTAGGCATAGGGGCTAAGTTGACTATATCAAACTTAACTTTACCCGTTGCTTGTTGCCTTATTGTTTTAGATGTAGAACTAGCTACAAATCTTCCGTTGGAATCTCTTTTTCTTTCAGCCAAAATTTTACAAGTATAATGATTACACAAATATAAGAAAATTAAGGGGTTACTTCCGTAGTTTCGCCCCTTAATCTAAATATTATTACGCTTTAACTAAAGGTAATCTACCTTGAATTGCAGTGAAAGTTAATGTAACACCGTTAGCGTCTACTAAAGCTGTTCCTGTGTCCGCTTCAATACCTGTTAAAACTAAAGGGTAAAGAGTTGTAGTTCCTGTAGAGGCATCTCCTGAACCAAGCTCAGGGTCGTAGCCAACTAAGTATTCTACATCAGAGTACATCTTAGCTATCGCGTTTAAAGGCTTGCCTCTCATGTTCTCTAAAGCAACCAAGGTTGTTAGATTCATGTTAGGAACGTATCCTTCTATTGTTACTGTGTGCAACATTAATCCTTTGTCTTGAGACGAAGAAACCTTCATGTTTGCAGTTTCCTTATCGAAGGATAATACTACCGCCGTTCCGCCTTGAACTAGACCTGAATTTGCTACAGTTCCGTCGTTAGCGGATGTGTCGAATAAGGTTGCAGATGAAAACTCCGCTAAACTTAATGATTTAATACCACCCTTTACAAAGTGGTCAGTATTCGCTACTGTTATTGCTGTTAATGCCATTTTATTTTTATTTAAAAGTTATGAAAAAAAGGGAGCAGAGTAGAACCCCGACTCCCTTTAATACTAATCATTATACTGTATACTATTGGTGTAACGCAGTAACTGCTAATTTAGCATCCATTAATTGTGTACCACATTTGTACCCAAATCGCATTCTGTATGCTTTTTGGTCTTGAGAATACCAATTTTCAACTGAAGCGTTGTCAAAGTCAGTACCTACTGCGATAGCTCCGTCAGCAACCATAACAACACGACCTACTGAATTAGCGTCTGTAGCTCCGTCAATTAAAGCGTGGTCACTAGCGATATGTGAATCCCAATCTCTACGAACAATAATAGGAATACCATCCCAAGTTAAGTTTGGAGTTCCATCTTGCAATACCATGAAAGACTCAGAAATACCTTGAGCTCTTAAGTACTTTCGATAAGCGTTAGCTATAACACCCGAAACAAACATTGTTTTAGGTAGCTCTAACAGCTCAGGAGTTGCAGCGTTATAAACAGCTTCAAAGATACTAATAACCTCAGCGCCTGTATAAACACCTGATGCGGCTAATGCACAACCTGTTGATGGGCTAGCAGAGCTTATGTCTATAACTAGTTTTTGACCACTACCTAATCCGTCTTTAAGAACTTCAAAGATTCCGTCATAAACATCGTAGTCAAGATTTCTACCTGTTGCATCTGCATCAGAACCTGCCGCGGTAGCGTTTATGTTTGCAAACCATAACTGTCGGTTGAAATCACGTTTTACAGCTTGAAGCATAACGCCTGCCATAATTTCTTTGATTACAGTTCCGTCAATATTATCTTTAGCTGTACCTAATTTTAAAGCTTGAGATTTTACTGTAGCAAAAAATGTATTTGCTCTTTGCTCCATTTCAGCTTCAAGGTTTCCAACCACTAAAGTTCTTTGAGTGTATGCGGAGTTCTCAGCGTCAGCAGAAAATGCAGACCCTGCATTAGGTACTGTAATATACTCAGCAGACTGAAAGTGGTCTAACTTCATGCTTGACCTTACGTCAGGATAAAGCGTAAATTTGTTTAAGTATTCTTGCCCTAAAAATAAAGGAGATAAGAAATACTTCGCCACCTCTTCTTGGTGGTATCCTGTAATTGATGTACTAATAGCGTTAGCCATAATTTAGTTTTTTAATTTATTATTACTTATTGAAGATTTTGTTTGCTAATTCATCCCAAGCATCTGCTTGTTTAGCGGGTTTCTCTACTATTCTAGGCTCGTTTTCAGCTAAAGTAACTGAAGGGGTAGCTTCTAGTTTTGAAATTCTTTGAGTCATTGTCTCAAACTGAGTTTTAAACTCTTCCTTAGACTCATTTGACTTTTCTTTTTGAACACTTAGTTTCTGAGATAAAGAATCTCTTTCTTCAGTCAATGAGTCTAATAGAGCCTTTAAGTCATCTACATTGACAGCCTCTTCGGTTGTTTCTGTTTCTGTCTGTGCGGCAGGCTCTGCTTGCGCCGTTCCCTCTGTCTTGCCTACTATTAGGCTTTTGATTTCTGTGAACCAATTTTTCATAGTTTCCTCGTTCATTTTACCCTCTGTTTTTATTTCTTCGTTTCCGAAGGTGGTTAATATATCCTCTGCTGTTTTATTTTCAAAACCACTCATATCATACTTGGCTACAATATCCATTTTACCCGCAACGCTGTCTACAAATCCCATCTCTTTAGCCTCGTCAGCACTAAGCCAAGTTTCAGCGTCCATCATGAATGAAATCTTTTCCTCGTCAAGGTTACTTCTTTTAGAGTAAACATTAATCATAGTAGCTTCAACCTTCTCTAAAGCGTTTATTTGTCTTCGCATCTGAGACTTATTACCAAACACATTACTCATAGGAGAGTGAATCATAAACAAGCTGTTAGACGTCATTTCTATACTGTCCGCTGCTAAAGCTATCACCGTAGCCATAGACGCAGCCAAGCCTTCTATTTTTGCCGTTACCTTACCTGTGTAGTTCTTTAACGCTGTGTAGATTGCTTGACCTTCGAAAACGTCGCCTCCTGTACTATTAATATGGAGGGTAATATCTTTACCTTTTAAATCTTTAAGGTCTTGCAAAAAACTCTTGGCTGTAATCCCGTGAACACCTATTTCATCGTAAATGAAGATGTCTGTGGATTTACCTTTAGCTTTTGCTTCTATCGGATTGATAGCGTACCAAGATTTATTTTCGTAAATATTTTCCATAATACAAATATAAATAATTAATTAGTTATAGTGTTGCCATTGCTTGACACTTTATTCTTCATGTAGTCGTACACAATTCTTTGAGCCTGCCTTATGGATATATTATACTCTACTGAGATGTCTATAAATATATTTTTTATAAGCTCTGAGTTGTTTTTCTTTAACGCATTATTAAAGTCTAGTCTAATTAAGTAGTTTCTAACCGAATTACCACTCAACAACCCTTCATCGTAAAGGGTGTTTATAGTCTCTTTAGAGTTAGTTCCACAGATCCCTTGTATTACCTCTGTTAATTTATTTTTCATTTCTTAAAATTTAGCTGAGCTTTCTAGCATTTTAACTCTTTTTTGCGTTTTATTTAAAGACTCTACAGGTAAGACTACGTTTGTGTTTCGCCCTATAACATTACCTAAAGCTTCGTAATCTATAAGTCCTGAGCCACCAAAGTTAGGTGAGCCGAAAGAAGTTCCTCCTCCCGCTACATTCATAGCACTCAAAGCTCCTCCAAACATAGACGTACTTCTTTTGTTTATAACAGATTCACCTCCTTCAAGCTCAACAACCCTGCCGCCTACAGCAAATTTCTCCCCGCCTTGAGCGTGAGAATTACCATGAACCATACCACCCTTTGCAAACTCTTGAGCCTTAATACTACTCGAAGAAGACGCGTAACGAGCAAGAGCTAAAGCTGCCTGAATAGTGTATTGAGCAGCACCTGACGCACCAAAAGTAAACGCATTTCCAGGATTTGCCGCAGCTTGAACAGCAATATTGGCTAACTCCTGCATAAGACTAATCTTAGCCATTTTAAGCTCGTTTTCCTTTCTTGCCTCAAAAGCCTCTTTATCTAGGTTTTTCTGCTCATCGGCGGCTTGCCTTTGATTTACAAGACCGTCTGTAGCCTCTTGGTTAACAGTGTCTCTCCTTTTTTCTATAGCCCTTTCTTGATTTGCTAACTCAGTCTCTAAGGCTTTTTTTCTAGCTTCAGCTATGAGGTTTACTCCTTTTAAGACTAGGTCAAGCTTTATTTTCTCAAGTTTCTCTTCTTCTTTAAAGGATGCTTGGGCTAACTGAACATTAAGGTTAGCAATTTTAGCTCTTATTTTTTCTTTTTCTGCTTCAGTAGAGCCTGCAATTAAAAGTAGCTTTTCTTGATAAGCTATTTCATCTGTAATGTTTTGTATTCTAAATTGCTTATTAGTTAAGTTTCTAGTCTTTGCTTGCTCCAAAGCATTCGAAGTTTTATCCTCTTGAAATTCTTTAGTAACTTTAGCTTCTTCTAAGTTGTAAAAATCAGTATTTGTATTTCTTATTTGAAGAGACTTGTTCTTTGCCTGAGTTTCAAGTTTATCTAATCTAGTTTGTATAGCTATTCTTTTCGATTCATCGTTAATCTTAAAAGTAGATAACGCTGCAAGCAAGTTTCTTTCTTTTTGTATTTTTGCTTGAATAATAGATAGGTCGGTGTCAGCTCTACTTTCATTATCCGTAAGGTCAATATCGTTCAGTATTTTTATCTGATTCGATAAATCTTCTCTAGAGGTTAATTCAAATAAGTCGTATGCTTGTGCGTTTAAAGCTTTTTTTGCTCCTTTCGCATCATCATCCGCCTCAGCCTTATCGTCTATTACTTTTCTTTCCGCTATAAAAACATCGAAACTTTTTAATCTAGTCGCCAATTCCTTATTGTAAATTGCTAAATGTCTTTTAGACCTCAAAACTTCTATAGCCTCTAAATCTTCATCTGTAAGGTTGGCGGTGTTTCCACCCTCCCCTCTACCTTGTATTCGGTTTAAGTTTACTCTACTAAGTTCTAATACCTCATTAAAAGCTTCAGCCTCTTCTTTCAAAGCCGTAAGGTCTGCGGTACTCATAACTTTCTCCATATAAGCATCTGCATCTTCATTCGCAAAACCTAATGTTAAAAGCTCTTGGAGTCCGTACAACGCGGTCATCGCTTTAGTGTAACCGCCTACATTTTGACTTGAAAACAAATCTAAGTAAGAGGTTGTACTTCTTATTGTGTTTTTCCAAAAATCAGAATCCCCTATGTTTACTTTAAAAGCATTGTAGGCTGTAGACATTTGATCCATAGCAACAGCGGTCGAGTCAATGTTCTCCTCTAAGGCTTTTTGCTTGTTGGCGGCACTAAGAGTTACGTCTTGATTTTCTGCTAAAACCTTATTGTATGTGTCTGCGTTATCCCCTGCAAGAGAGAATATAGCAGTAAGCCCACGAACATTACCAAACATTAATTCAATATCTCTAGGGCTAGTCTTGTAAACCTCGTTTAATTTTTTTAATGTGTCAGTAAACCCTACC